TTCCAGAAGAAAAAGGATTAAAAAAATACATGGCTGCATTCGAACTCATGCGAAGCACTAATGGAAGGATTATCGTAGAAGGGTTCATGGCGAACATCTCACCCCACGCGGATAAGATTAACGCAAAGGATGAATCATTTTTTCTCGAACAAGCTGGTACCATCGATTTTCTAAAGGATATTAACTTGGCTCGATGCTGGCCGAAAGCCTCAGAAGGTACGCGCAATGCCATATGGCAGTACATCCAAACCCTCTACATGCTAGGTGCGACGATCACGGCTATCCCAGCTGAAACACTCAGTATGATTGAAACGGTCGCAAAGCAGTGTGCCGATAAGATGCAAAACGAGGATGGTGGTATGGAAATTGATGAAGCTCAGCTCATGAAGTCCATGCAGGGTCTTCTCGGTGGCATGATGAAAAAATAAACCTATATAATATAAATGGTATCACTGTTTGAAGATCCCAAACAAATTGTCAGAGCTGATAAGGTAATTGAATTTTGGCCAACTAAAATTCATACATCAGCGGAACGAGTAAACGCCACAGCTCGTTTTATTATTTACGCTACGTGTATCTTGTATCTTATCAGGCGTGATGTACGCGTTTTCATTTTAGGATCTACATGTTTAGGAGTGTTGTATGTTATGGAAATGAACAACATGATAAAAGAGGGGCAGGCTCGCCCCACGGCCGTAAAGGAAGGGTACGAATCAGGGTGTCAATTACCCACGTATGATAACCCGATGGCGAATGTACTGATGTCGGATTTCACCGATCGCCCCGATCGCCCGTCTGCATGTGATTACCCGACAGTCCGAAAGGATGTTAACCGAATGCTATCCGGTACTATTCCATACGGTCCCCAAAAATCTCGATCCCCGATGCCCGAGTTTCAGCGTAATGCGTATGCCCGGCAGTTTGTTTCGGGTCCAGTGACAAACATCCCCGGCGACCAAACCGAATTTGCCGAGTGGTTGTACGGTGAGAAGAATGGTTCAATCTGTAGAAGTGACAGTCGTTCATGTGATCCCAATGCACGTGGTGTGCAATTAGAAGCGTTCGCCGGTTTAGATTCCAGTGGAGATATGAGGAGTGGTATGTTCGGTGGTGGAAACGGTCCGGCTTAGATAGATAAATATTCTCATGTAATAGTAAATGGCGTACCAACTCCAACCTGGTATGAATTTAGTTGAAAATCCCGCTCGACCACCCGTATGTGCGACTGACGAGGTATTTGTTTATCCCCAGCCCAGCACTCTTAATTACAGTTCGGGTCGCCCTAACACGATGTTGTACGGGACAGCTCCCTACATGGCTGGTAAGGGTTCCCCCGCTCAATACATTGAGACCAGCGACCAGTTAAGACCGCAGTCCACAAGTCAATTTAACAAAATTCTCGCGAAAACGTACGAACAGGGTCTATTCCCTCTCCAAGACATGAAGTGTAAACTCCCACTCCGGACGATGACATATGAGCCCGAAAGTACACGCGCCGATACGCAAAATCACATGTTCGTGACGAGATATCCCAGTCAATAAAAATATTTATAACAATTAAGAATGGCAGACCCTGTTTCAATTATAGCTATCGCAGGATTAGCCTACATAGGAAAAAAATTAAGTGATCCCAAACCTGAATTATATCAGATTGTATCTAAACCCACAGAGGGACCTATTATAATTCAGGAGGAAATGCCCAACATAGCCGCCCCCCGACCGATTGGTCTCGACAATCTTCCGGAACGAAAAATGGAAAGAGAAAATTTCGCTGATATCGTACCACAAACACGTTCATCTGGTACTGAAGTACTTGAGATGCGTAATCGCATGTTTGACAATGGTCGCATGAATAATATCTCACCCATCGAAAAACAATATGTTGGTCCGGGTATCGCGATTGGTCCAGATGTCGCAGCTGCCGGTGGTTTTCAGCAAATTGTACGTGTCAACCCTGATAATGTCGGCGCGCACCGTCTCACAACATTACCTGGTCGAAGTGGTCCAGCACGCGACGTGTTTGGTGGACGTCGCGGGAAGATGGGCGACATTGCCAATAACCGCCCAGAAAAGACTGCATTTCTCCCCGATCGTCGTCCAGTCGTCGGTGGTAGGTCTCAAGGTTTTGATGGGCATGTTGTTCGCAGTGAACACGTAAACGGGAAGCGTTTAACAAATCGGTCGCAGACTGGATCGCGCGATGATGGTCTTGGGTTTTCGGGTGCTAAGAGTGTGGTAGCTGGTATGAAAATGGCACAAGATCCCACACGAAACAAGAAGGATGGAAATAGCGAACAGTATAGATATAACAACCAACTTGCACCCGGTGTTTCTACATTCTCACACGGATACCTTTCGTCCCCCGCAACAAAGATAGGCGAGGCGCGTACGTACGGAACGGGGCATACAGTAGAAGAATTATCTAAATACGGATTCCGACCCGATGATCGCCGCGGTAAGGCGAACCGTAAGGGTAACGCCGGTCGCATGAACGTTCGCGCGGGTCCTCTTAACCAAGGTGGTATGCCGACTGTCGTGCGCGCGGATACTACACGTGTAGATGGGCGACTCGGACCCGTGAGTGGTGGTTGGACGCAACAATATAACAACAACATGTACTATAAATTTAACGCATACAAGGGTAATTCTAACCCTTACGCGACAAACGAAAGTTTGGGCGTTGCGAAACAACAGCTTCAACAGAACCCTATAGCTCAGCAGATGATGTAAATAAATAACAGTCGAGTAACAACACCCATTAAAATATTATCCATGTATTTTAATGAGCGTATACACGTTAGATATAGATAGTAGTGAACGTGATCCTACTATATACCCAAACCCCGGTGATTATGTGATTGAACTTAAAAACCCTATTTACGATGTTAATAAAATTTCCATCGCCTCTGCCCGAATTCACGCGAGTCAGTTGTTAATTAACGATCGTAACAATACGTTTACCGTAACCAATACGACAAATGCCACGACGAACACTGTAACACTGGCTAATGGAAACTATAGTGGGCGTACACTCGCGGTTGAGCTTCAATCATCACTTACAGCAGCGGTCGGTGAAACTGTAACCACCACATATAGTTCTGATAATAACACGTTTACATTCAATGCCGCGAGCGCCGATTTCCGCTTTGATTTTTACGGTGGTACGAAAGGGTATGCGAATAGTACCATCGGGTATACAACCCCTCATGATATATTAGGTCTCCCACCAAGTAACGTCGCATCCACCGGTACAGTTCTTACATCGGGGGCTATCAATTTACAGGGGCCGGATGCACTTGTTATCAAAATAAGTAGTGGTGCGGAAGAGTTTAACAAAACAGTGTATTCCGACACCCCTTTCTATACTGGCCGTATACTGATGTGTGGTGACGTGATTAATTATTCGGGGAAGGATGATATTGTAGAACATAATTTTGATACAGGAAAGCAGGGGAGTATATCAAAATTACGGGTTCAGTTCTTCTATAGTAGTAATAACCAGCTCATACCGTATGATTTTAGAAACGCTAACCATATTATTAAACTTTCTATAGAGGGTTCGCGAGATAAATTATCGGTCATACCTGTCGTGAAAAAGGACTTTTCACTTCCTGACCCTATTCGCATACCGGAGTTTGAGGATCCGAATAGGTGGAATGCATTTATCTATATATTCATGATAATCGTGACTGGAATATTTTTTTTAATATTTACCAGACCCCGGGGAATTAGCGGGTGACCGCGTAGACGGGGGCGGAGGGCTTCTTGACACGCTTGGAGATGCGGGAGATCACCATGTATACGATGACCGACAAGAGAGTAGTGAAAAGCGCCGTAAGGGCGTAGTTCATACCACCGTTCTTCTGGACCTTGACGACCTGATGGATGGTCCATCGGACGAGATCCATCCACGACAGGGCGGCGGCGAAGGAGAAACCAGCCACAACGGAGTTGAGAGACTGGGTTTCGAGTTCACGGGAGATCGCGATGAGGGTATCGGTGGCAACTTCGGCGGACATTTTTATAATATATAAACATTTTATTCTGGCAACAACTCTTCGATAAATAGAATTTTATTATATTTACTCGTGCTATATCCCCTGACAACCCCACTGCCCTGATCATCCTCGTCATCGTCTTCATCGGAATCGGAGTTGGATTCTTTATCACCATATTTAAATTCCTTATATTCAGACGTTGTCCATCCCTCCAAATCAGGACATGTTTCCATTACTATCGATTGCATTTTTTATCATCTCTTCTGACGGATTGGTCGGATTCCACCCATCCCACGCGTCATACGCCTCGTTTATTTTCGTAAACCTTTCATCGTCCCCTGAATAAGGTTCAAATGCAGATTCGTCTACTTCATCATCAATCTCAATCTCATCCTCGTCTTCCGAATCTTCGTCAGTGTAAATATCGGGAAAATATGTACCAATTTGCTGACCTACTGTATGCATAGCGCAGTATTTCATACAATACTCCATATCCTTCCCGAGAATAGTGTCACGCCCACACGCCCTGGCGTAGTGTCCGGACAAAACGACTGCACTTTCTAGTACTGGTGTAATAATATTAATCGCCGATTGGGCCATTTGGGAAGATAAGTCGTCCGGCTCCATTCTGGATGCGTAATATATTATTAGTAAGTGCGTAAACTCTAAGTTCTCTTTTATTAGTCTTATCGTTGTTCAAAATCAGACTTATATTCTGATCTTTAATCATACTGAAATTTTTCTGACCCGTTGGATACCATTTCTCTGGTTCAAGTGCGAAACTATATGAGTAAAATCGCCTGAATAACTGCGTTCTTGAATGGTGAATACCACTCTGAACGGCGCGCATGTTTATAACGTTTCCTGTAATTTTATCGAGAACGACCTCATTATCGAGTGTCATTTCTAAACTGACGAGGTGTTCGTAGTTTGTATACCGTATATCACCATCTACTAATACAGGGGGGTATGTTTGATTGGTATGATCGTAATCGAACGGGTGAACTGATCTCACAATACTATTTTTTCTCGCAATTACGAAATAGAGTTCTTTCACGGGGTTTGTGAAGTTGAGCCTACACTTTGTCTCGTCTCGCCCGTGTGCGGCTGATACGGGAATTTGAAAGACGTTACGCTGAAGCTGTGAGATAATGTATTCATTCTTACTCGTTTGAAGTTTCACTCGCTCGGGTTCGTCCAATTGGACCAGTTCCGTGTGGACTGATACGTCGTTAATTTTCAAACTCGATTTATCTATTGGATTACTGTCACCGAGGTAAACCACTCCACCCATAAGAGCGTGCTGTCCACAAAAATAATATAAGACACTCGGTGCGCTCGCGGGTACTACGAACGTGTACGTGGTAATATCACCGACAGTGGAAACGGTAATTCCCGTCGTGTATGTACTTATCGGTGCTCCAGCGCCGCTGGGACGACCATCTTCGTACGTAGATAATTTAAATGGATGAGCCTCGTTTAAAGTTTTCCCGATCGTGAACGTGTAAGTACTCCCTCGTTTCAGTGTGAGCGACGGTCTATCAACACCGTCGATGTGATACTTATTGACTCCGTTAACCTGTGCAACTGTAACCGTAAAATTGGGTCCGGTGTCATATGAATCGGTGAAAGCGAGATGCCCTCCGTAAATGCAGTCTGTAACTTCACCCAATTGAATTTCAATTTCACACTCTTGTTGTGTGAGTGCACATAGGGGTATAGCCAGTTCCGGGTTGTTATGGAAATAGAATGGAATGTCCACTATATACCTTGTCGGGGCCGTCGCCTTTCCTAAATATTCATTTATAATAGGTGGTCCTCGCGACACCCCCGCCACGAACTCCTCTTCCACCTTAATCCCAGACTCTTCTCCGGGATACTTACCGATGAGTTTCGATAGAGTGGTCTGTTTCGTCTGTGTGATATAATGCTCACTATATATCTGTAACCAATCGCGGGGAATGCGTTGTATGAGCTGCCCTCCTATACTTAAATTTACATATTCTATAATCGTATGTCCGATTGATTCATTGTATCCCTGATACGCGTTCAAAGCGGGTAGATCTATATATACTCGCACACCCTTCAACAAATCACCAGAACCGGCTGGTATCGTACACTTTACAGTACTGCCATATGCGATTTCACCACTGACGCCGTGTTTTACATCGTACACTGCAAAATTTGCATGCTTCCTGAATTGTTTTATAAAATGCGTATACTCAGGATTTTCTGTAAAAAAAACATCCTGGGTACCCGTTGTGGCGAGCTGAACGCGTCCCGCCATTTCTATTATTAGATGTTAAAATTTTAAACCCGCTAACCCGCTCTCGATATGCAATACATTATAACTATGTGCGTAAACACCTACGTTGATGTTACGTGTATTAGTCGCCGTTGTTGTACCCGACGTTGCAGTGGGGATGGTGTCGAGTTCTATATCCAGTTTTTTGTGAATAATACGACTCATATTAAGTTGTCCAGTGGGGTAATAGACCTCCGGTTTAAGTGCGAATGAATATGTATAGAATTCGTATGCGGGATCTGGACACCCGGTATGGTATCTGAGTGACTGTTGGTACGCGAGATACTGACCACTGTGATCGAATACGGTTGCACCGTTACATTCGAGCTTGATATTCTTGAGTGCTCTATGATCGGAACACTTTGTATTGGTGACCGAACCTACAGTACCCCCCTTCAGAACACTCGAGAATGATTGATCTGGTGTAGATGTATTTAGAAGGCGGTCTTCTGTATTGAAATTGTTTCCGGTTTCTTCTTTCGCGAGAAACATGAGTTCCTTGACTGGGTTTTCAAATTTTAATAATACGGATTTCTTCAACTCCCCCGGTTTAAATTGCACGGTCGATTTTTGTAACTGTGTAATTACATACTCCATCGGTCGCGTGCGTAGAAAATTCTTTTCATCATCTGTGATGAAGTAGAAATCGGTGATGAGCGAGGCGCTTTTGATCGAACCTTCAGTCGTTTTCTCCCTCTGTACAACCCCACTGGAGCCTAATATATATTTAAATGTTACATCATCATCTACATCTCTAAACGTCACGCGAACTTCTACGAGTTGTTTTGTGAGCGCACACACGGGAACCGCTAAACTCGGGTTCCTGTGGAAGTAAAACGGTAGGTTAATATAGAACGTGTTATACGTATCCGAAACGGTCAGTGTTTCATTGTGACCATTCATAAAGTATAATGTTTGGTCCACATCGTCCTTATTGCTATATAATTGATCATACATGTATATATACTCCCCTGTAAGTCTTTCTATAACCTGACCGCCGATGACCAAATCTGCATATTTTATTATACTTTTACCTAATGGAATGTTATAATAATATTTTGAAACTCCCGCGTGACTGGTTAAATTGCCAAGTTTTACCTTAAGGGTCATCCCTCGTACGAGATCGCCTATATTGTTTGGTATACGACACTCAACGGAACTCCCGAATGCGCTGTCACCGGAAAATGGTATTTCTACCGCTTCGGTAGAAAAGCGTGTATGTCTTTTGAATAAGGTGACAAAATACGAAAACTGTGGATCCCCAGTAAGCCATTGGTCCTGGATACCAGTGACAGCAAGTTGTACGCGACCTGCCATTCTTATTACATGTGAGTAAAATTTTATGAATTAAAACGGGGCGGTATTATAGATGGATTTACGTT